AGTACAAATGATCAATATCCTGTAATGAGAGGACTTGGCGCCTATAGCGTTTCCGCTATCAAGCACAATGTCCTCATCAAACCAGATATTCCTGAGATGCGTAACGCCATCTATGCAGAGGGTGGTACCATCATCCGCCACAGAGAATATTTGGGAGCAATCACAACATCTTCTTCTGCTGGCGCCTTCAAAATCCAATCCTTTCCCTTAAATCCTGCCCAATCCTCATCCTTCCCATGGCTGTCCACTATTGCTCAGAACTATGAAGAGTACAAGCCCAACGGTCTTGTATTCGAATTTAGGTCTACAGCAAGTGACGCCATTGCATCATCAACTAATCTGGCCCTTGGACAGGTTATGATGTGCACCCAATACGATCCAACAGATCCTATCTTCGCTAGCGATGTTGAGCTACTCAACTATACATGGGCACAGTCCGGAAAGGTTTCCGATTGTGTCCAACATTATGTTGAGTGCGATCCAAAACAATCTCCCTTATCACATCTATATACACGTCCCGGGTCAGCAGCAACGTCTTCAGACTTGCGATTTAGCGACTTCGGGACGTTTTCTATTGCAACCTCCGGTCTGCAGGGAACTTCTGTTCAGATCGGTCAACTCTGGGTTACATACGAATTTATTATGTATAAACCCAAGATTGGCGGTCTTTCTGCAACTAACGGAGGTTGGTTCCATCTTGGAGTCTCCAACGGATCTGTTTCCAACTTGAATCCGTTCGGAGCAACTCCAATGACCGCTGGTGTAGTAGATGCAGAGAATAACCTTGGTATTGTGTTATCTGACTCTGGAAATTATGGTAGAATAACTTTCCCTATAGTCAATATTCCAACAACATACCAAGTTCTCTGCGCGTGGAGAGGAGATTCAACGGCCTCCGTGGTATCTCCCTCTATCATCGCAGGTGATTCAGCTGTTCAGTTCATCCAGCATCTGGATGACAATCAGACTGCATCAATCTTATTACCATCAGCTTCATCAACAACCAATACGGTATCTATTACCACTTGGGTTTCGATTCCTGCTGATGGTGCTTCACATTACTTTGAGGTTACAACCCCTGTTGTTCCTACAAATTCAGCCGTAGATGTCTACGTATCGCAGATTCCATATCTCGATCAGGACATCTACGGTTAATCCTTATACCTTACGTGGATCCACGTAAGACATTTTCTTAAGTATATTACAAATCAGTAGGTTTAAAACCCTGATTTTTTATTGACTTAAGAAAAATAAAATCACTTAGTAAACATATGTCAGAACAATACGTTCTCCCATCAGATGAGGAACTCCTCAAGATCTTTCCCTTCGAACCAAGCGGTGAGTATATCGTAAATATAAACGATCACGGTCACCCAGACGTGTTTTACGATGAGGAAGCTGAGCGTGAATTTCATCTCCAATCCATAACCGACTACATTCAGCATATAGTAGATGTCAAGAAGGTTTCTCTAGCTGTCGCCCTCGACATTGCTAGGAAAGAGGAAACCTCTAATCCATTGTACCTTCAGGATCCCAGCACCTGGGATTCCGCAAAGGTACCTTGGTATATACGTGATGCTGAAGATAACTCTCATTTTGAAAAGGAGCCAGATTCTTGTCCGGGCCCGTGTAAGAAATTAACCTATACATCACCTATCATAGATATGAGGCAATCAAACCTTCCAACACCTGCAACTATACCCAATTCCACATCGTTTATTCTAGTCGACGAGAACGGATTACCATTTTGTGAACCTGGCTGTGCAGAGGCCGCCAACCCACAAAATGCCCCATACGTTTCGACAGATACATGTGAATCCGGTAAGTTCGGGGAACGTTATGAGGTAAACAATGATGCCGAACGTGATAGGTTAATGTCTGTAGCTGGAGTCTCCAGCATAACACAGGCCAAAGAATTGTCTCCTGACCAAAAATCCACATTTGACGAGTCTTGGGTTCAGGAAGAAGCTAAGCTGTTTTTAGATTCTTCTGATATACAAACTCGCAAGTTTTGGCTTCAAAATCGTAGAGTTATGCTAACTTACAAGACTCACATTAACAAAGATAGTCTTCGTGAGTTTATCCGGACGAGATCTTCTTGTCCGGATGCTGTAGTCGATATAGCTCATGAGAATGGAGATCCTGTTTGTCCATATCAACATACGCATGCTGTTGTTGACTTTGGCAAAAAATTCCAGTCTCAGAATTGTAGGGTGTTAGATTATGATAATATACACCCTCATATACTTCCGATCCCAAATGAGCAACGATATGCTAAGTGTAGACACTACATATCAAAGGAGGATCCTGATTGCTCATACTTGTATAATCCCAACGTCGCGTCATCATTTACTGCACGTATATGGTCCTGCAAGACTCTCCAAGATGCCTTGCGACAGAACGTGCATAATCCAAGCGACGTGTCTGGGATTATGCAATTATATTCCTTGAAGGGTTCCGATGTTGCCAATGTTGAGTATGAGCAGCCTACTCATCCTTGGCAACAACAACTATTATCCATTGTAACAAAACCTGTGACCACACCTGAGGAAAAGCGTTCAATCATATGGATATATGATGATGTTGGAACTGCTGGTAAAAGTCAGTTCTGTCGCTATCTCTTTGCGACGTCCCCCGACAAGTGGTATATAGTCACTGGTATTGCAGCTACCAGGGATATAGCCACTGTCGTTACATCCGCTCTTTCCTCAGGATGGACTGGTCATGGTTTTGTATTTGACATTCCACGTGTCGAGTCTGAGAAAGATTTAGATGGTCTCAACTTGTTTTCAACATTGATGACATCAATTGAAATTATCAAGAATGGGATCATCACATCTTTCAAATATCAGGGTCATACTAGAATATTTAACCAACCCTGGATTGTAGTTATGTCTAATGGTTTGCCTAACGTTCGAGATGTTACCATCAATCGATGGAACATTTTCGAAATGCTTCCTGACTTGTCCATGAAGTATGTCTCTGCACAAGAGGCATATCGTAGGAAACAAGACATAATCTCTACCAGGGTTAAGTCTGCTGCAAATGGTGATTTACCATTTGCAGAAGGTTCTTATTCTACTACCAGCGGATTATTTCCTGTCTAAATTATAAATTATACTGTCGTCCGACATTATAACTATTCTCACAAATGGGAGCGGAGCGACCCTCAGCGGAGTGAGGCCCGCAGGGCCGAACGTAGAGCCCATCAATTACTAACCATTGTTAAGTGGTTGGCGAGGGCCCCCCCTCCTGGGGGCCCGAGCTTTGAGGGTCCGTAGGACCCGAAATCCTTAGCAGAAGCGTAGCGCCCGACCGTAGGGAGGCTGCGTCTTTTCTATATATGTTTATATACATATATTATTCACTTACTTACTTACTTACTTACTATCCTTCTCTGGGGTGTGAGGTGAGGGAGGGGAGAGAGGAGGTCTATAATGTTACCTCCTCTCTCCCCTCCTCACTCACTAATCCTCACTAACTTATATCTAAAAAATAAATCCTAAATAAAAATAAATCTATATTTAAACCATGCCTCGAGTCGTTCGTCGTGCTCCCGCTCCTTCTCGTGCGCTCCGTAGGCCACGTACTTCTTATCGTGGCTACGGAGCCTACACGAGAACCCGTCCCCGGTACCTTAGACCTTACAGACCAACCTACCGTGGTAGGGGTGGGTACTATATTCAAGGTTCCGCGTATGGCAGCGCGAAGCTTCCCGGTATCGGGAAGATTCGTGGCCAAGTCGGAGCTGGTTATAGTACAAATGATCAATATCCTGTAATGAGAGGACTTGGCGCCTATAGCGTTTCCGCTATCAAGCACAATGTCCTCATCAAACCAGATATTCCTGAGATGCGTAACGCCATCTATGCAGAGG